TTAAAACCCTTTGCTTCCCAGTCTTTTCTATCCTTAAAAGTCTCCCCTGTTTTTTTATGTCTATATTGTGTTTCTACTTTTGCTGGTTTTATTATGTCCATTAATCAGTCCTTTCTTTTTGAATATTCATATAACTAATAGCAATATCAAAAGAATCCGTACTGCTAGAAGTTATGGTTAGTGTTGTATTACCCTCTACTATTAATGGTTGAGTTAGTAATTCTTGTGTAACATTAGCCGTTAAAGCTGCTGTCTTAATAGTTGTTATTGCATTATTAATCACTGTTACTGTAGGTGTCCCTGCAGACGTTACTTTTAATGACTTTATTATATACGTTTCGTTTATTAAAGGATTTTGTGTAGCAACTCCTGACACAGTTGTAGTACCAAACATAGTTTGATCAGCTGTTGAAGTGATATTATCTACTCCAAAAAATTTAAACTGGTTTACAATTGCCATTTACTCTCCTAAGAAAAAACTTCTAGATTCTATTTCTTGTTTCATTTCATCTTGAAACGATGAGTTTAATTTTGTTACAATACTGTCTAAATCTCTAACTAAAGAATCAAACGTTTTTCGTTCATAGTCTGTGCTAGCTCTGGTAAATGATTGTACAATTTTTGCCATTATAAAATACTTACTATGCCTCCTTTTGCTAAACCTGCATATTGTCCAGAATCTGTAAACCCTTGATCCGATGTTCCAGGTTGACTGCCTGTAAATTCAAAGCCGCCTTCTTGAGCTTGATAACCTCCATCATAAGAACCGCCGGCTGCTGTTACGTTTGCAGGTATACCTCCGCCTCCGCTTCCGCCATCAACATTAATGAACCCATCATTTGAACTTCCAGGAGTAACTGATTGCAATTCTTTTAATTCTCTATCCTGCATTGCTCTTAAATCTCTTAGTCTTTGTACTAAAGTAGTGGGTAAATTGTTGGATGGATTAATAAGTTCTTCGTCAAAAGTTCCTGCATAGATAGCATCTATATCATCTTGATCTAAGTTATATTTATCACCCATTAAAGTTTTTTCTATTGTGCCTCTTCTTTTGTCGTAAGCTTTTTGTAAACCGTAAGTTGGTGGCTCACCAAACTTACCACCTGTTAATGTATACAAACCACCACCGGATACAGGATTGTATCCTTGCATTAAACCAGATGGCACACTACCGGTGTTAGTGTATCCATATAAATCTCTAAGAGCTTTTTGACGTGGGTCCATGTCTGGAATTAAATTTCCAATGCCTCTCATTATTGAACCGCTAATAGATTTTTCTCCAAACGGAAGATATTCTAATACATTAAATTTATTATCTCCATAATCTATGCTTTCATAATTGCCTGCTGCGGTTGGCTCTATTTCTGCTTCTCCCGGATTTGAAAAAACAGGTTCGTTATTTTGTTTAACTCTTTCTAATATATTTGTTACAGGGAACGTAGACATTGTGTAATTACTTAAATCAAAATTAGGTTCATTTGCAGCTAACATAGCTCTAGCTGCTTCTGGGTCTTTTAATCTTATTTGACCGTCTCCGTCTATGAACATAGTCTCTTCGTTAAATCCTAACTCTTCTAATGTAGCCATTACCTTCTACCTCCCGGATGTATATCTAATCTAAACGTGCCTAATTTCCAGTCTTGACTGGCTGCTGTGTTAGCAACAGTCATAGATATAGATCTAGCTCTTAGTCTTGTATCTTGTTTAGTTGTTGCTGATGATATAGTAAAATTTGTTGTTGTTTGAGCACTGTTAGGATAATTTTGAGTTGTAAAACTTACTTGTGTATTTCCAACTTGACTAATAAAGTCTGGTATAATTCTACTAATTCTCATTATAAATTCTCCATCACCCCTTAGATCCGGCATGCCAACTGTTTGACCAGTATTGCTTCTTCTTTGTGTAATATCAAAATCTCCAGAGGTTATAGTTCCTAACACAGCCGTGACTACACCGCCAGCATTAACTTGATCGGTCCCTGTTTCCTGTTCATAGTATATAGTAATACCGTCAGTGTTTCCAGTGCAATCAGTAGAGGCGTTGTCTGTAGAATCATAAAAAGTTGCATGCGGTTTATCAAATATAGAGGAATCTTGCCACGCTGCTCTTGGTAATGTACCTGTAGTCCAAATAGGTCTTTTAACTGTAGAGTCTAAATAATTATACGTTACGACTCTATCAATTACATTAGATCCATTTTGACAATAGAACCAATTTATTTCTCCAAACAAATTATTTAATCCTGCATTAATTAAGTCTCTAGATACAGTATTTATATCATCATAAACATGGTCCTCTACTAAACATGGCATAGATTTTAACTGACCATCATAAGTAAAGAATCCGTTTTCTGACATCCAGTATGCAGCACCATCAACTTCTACACATGCATTTTTACCAATCAAACCACAGTTAGTACCAACTTGCTCAAACGCAAAAGTAAAAGGTTGACCTACAAATTTCATAAGAAATAACGCTGTATCAGTCCATACATAAATAGCATCCCTACCTTTTATAGCCCCCATAATTTTTGAACCATCGGCAAGTCTTTGTGTGCCTGCAGTGTTGGTTGCAGTGACTGTATAAGAATCTGCTTGGTCAATACTTTCTTGAGAAGAAAATCTAATAAACATATCATCTTGTGTTGAAGAAGTTCCAACAGTTGTTTCTGTTCCAAAGAATACTAAGTGTCTATCTGGTGTAGATACTAAAACATGACGCGATGCCGTTGGTGCGTTTGGTATAATTGTGGCTCTTGTAGATGTTGCACCACCAGCAGCTGCATCCCATTCAAAACACTGGCCGTTGTAAATTAATGCAATAAGTTTTGTACCAAAGTTATCTAATACCCAAAGTCCTGGATCAATTGTAAAGTCAGCAGACGAAGCATCACCCCATGCAACAAAGTCAGATATATTAGTTACCGTTGCACCGGCAAGGTGAGTTGCTTTAGTTGTTCCGTTAACACCTCTAGCTCCTCCGCTTAACGTTCCAGTAGCTGTATCATTATTTGTATAACTAATATCTTCAGTTCCAATTCTAATTTCTCCAGACGAAGGAAACGCTGTTGAGCTACCTAACACAACATCGGTTGTAACAAGATCGGTCAAAGCAGTGGATAGTGTAGTTGTTGCTGGTCCATTTGCAGTACCACCGTAGTTTGCAGTACCCCAACCAAAGCCACCTAATTGTTGTGAGGGACCAACGTGATAATATAATAAAGCTGATGCTGAACCAGATGAACTTAAAGGCGTGCCGCTTTCTTGAACATCCATGGTAATTGTAAAAGTATTAAAAGATGGTACAGATGTTACCATAAATTTTTTATCTTCAAAGGTAGCGTCAGTAAACGTTGATCCTACCGCAGTGACTCCACTAACAGCATCAAATAAAACAATATCATCCTCTATTAAACCATGAGACGTAGTTGTGTTTACAGTTACACTTGTAGAAGAAGAGGTGCTTGTAAAATTACAACCAGTTATTGTTGTTCTTATTGGGTGTATGTCGTAATATGTTCCGCCTGAATAAACGTATAAAATTTTGTTTGTACCGATAGCAGCATATTTAATACCTGCGTTATCATCAAAATGGTGTAATGCTCTTCCTGCACCAGTCAATTTATTTTGACCTAATTGAGACCAGCCACCTATTTTTTCAGGTGATCCATATCTGAAACGCACATTATCGCCGTCAAACCACTGGCCTTCGGCTCCTGTTTCAGTAACTTGTTTGTTGAATCCTGGTAAAAACCCTAGTTTTTGTAGCATATAAAATCCTGTTTGTTGCAAAATATACTACATTATATGTAAAATCAATTTGTTTTATAATGGCTTTTTAGCAAAATCACTATTAAAAGATATGACAGTTTTTCGTAGACCACTCTTATTTTTCTCAGAGCTATGGGGCATGCAGGCTGGAAAAGTAATTAAATCTCCTTCTTCAGCTATTATAGTTTTCGTTTTTTTACTGTTTACTATAGGCCTTATTTTAGTAGTCATGTGTTTATCGGGGAGTTCTAAATAATATACATTAGTAAAATTTGTCTTAGCATGTCTATGCCACTCATGAAGACCACCTTTGTAGTACTGTTGAAACCATGTGTTTTGAATCCTCCATGTTTTTTCATCAAATAATTTTTTCATTTTGTCCATGTACGGAATTAATACATTATAAAAACATTCTAAGTATTCTCTTTCATATCCTCTTGGCAAATTCCAATCTGTATGTGAAACATTTACAAAAGAATTTTTAGGTATTTTATCTATAAGAGATAGTAACTTTTGTTTGATTTGTTTGTGTTCTTTTATTTTAGTTTTTATATAACACGATTCTATTTTTAAAACTTTCATCTTACCACACCCATGAAACAAAACTGTCTCTTACTCCTTTTTTAACAGAATTTACTTTATGTGGATACATGAACGTTGAAGGAAATATTAAAACATCCCCTTGTTTTAATTTTATAATATCTTTATCAAACATTACAAACTCTCCTCCTTTAAAATCATCATTTAATAATCCAACAATAGATAGTGTAGGAATTCCTTTATGTTCTCCATCAAACATATCTTTAATATGATCACAATGTTTAGCCATTAATTTTCCTTCATGGTATCTGTTAAATCGAATAGGAGTAAACCCAGACCAGTCTTTAAAATAATCATTCTTAAAATCGACCATTATGTACTGGTATACACAATGCCAGACTTTATCTGTTAATAATTTTTTAGTTTTTATATCAGCCCAAGAAACATCTAATTCTGTTTGTGCGTTTTTTGGTTTATAGCCTTTTAATTTTTCACTATAAAATA